CCTGCTGTGCTTCCGTCAGCGCCTGCATCACCAGAATAACTCTTAGCAATATTAAAAGGGCTAAGTGCTTCTGTGCCTGCTGTGACACCATCTTTAGAATCAGCATATCTCACACGTAATGTGTGAATTTGTCCAACTGGACCTGTCATCGGTTGAACACCAATAATTTCATTGGCAATAACCGTAGGCATAACCCGTCTGATAACCGGAAGAATAACTTTGTTAAGAGTAGCTACATTACCTGCACCTGTTGCGCCCGCTCCCGCGGCCTCAGTCAAATGCTGTTTTGTATTCTCAAGTGTTGTTTCCATAACAACTTTTTTGTTACCTTCGAGTCCATCAGTGAGGGCATCTTTTGTTGCTTGCCAGTTAGACTCAAATAGTGCGTCTGCCATTAATAATCTCCTAATTAATTATCTAATCCGGCTAGTTTTCGCAGGTTACCAATTTCTTTTTCAGTATCTGGTGTTTCATTACCGATATGAATAGGAAATGTTTTGTTACCTGTTCTTACAGACTTTTTCGCCGGTTTATTTGTTTTACTTTCTGTTAGTGATTTCTTTTCTGATTTCTCAGTCTTTTTAATCACCTTTTCATTAATAACTGCCGGAAGATATTTTTGGAATGCCTTTCCTAAATTGTCAGTTTTCACTGATTCAAGTAGGTCTTCCATAATCTCCTTTTTATCCTTAGCTAAAGGATCAAGCAGTTCACTCATTTGTTTTTGCCGATTCGCTAGGTCTTCAGCAATGTTAGCTTTGCGTTCACTTTCAGCAATTTGAACTTTACTATCGGTAAGAGACTTATTACCCTCTTCGATTTGTTTCTCAAGTTCAGAAATTTTATTGCCGTATTTACGCAGTTGTGTACCTTCTGCCAAATAAGATGTCATAAATTCTGCCGCGAAAGTTTCAAAAATCTTTCTACCAAAGTTATTTTCTCTAGCGGATTTGATATCATCTTTCAAGGCTGTAAGTTCGCCTTGAACAGCTGATTCAACAACTTTCTCTACTTTTTCTGCGGCTTTTTTAACAAAATCTTTCTTGGCATTTGCTATAAGTTGTTTTCCTTCTTTAACTAATCTTACTTTCTGTTCTACAACAGACTTCTTATCAGTATGAAACTCATTCAACTCTTTTGTTAGTTGCTTTATGACAAAGCCTTCTAACTTTTTAAAATTGTTGCTTTGGTTGGTCCTATCCCCCCGAAGCTCTGTTATTTCCTTTTTAAGTTCTTCTAAAAGAAACTTATCTAGGATTTCGGCATGCTCTTTAATATTTTTCTTATAACCAACAGTAGCGTTTGCAAGATTTTGTCTATCTGAGACAAATTCTTCTACTTCTGTTTTTATAGAATCATTGAGCATCTTATCCATAGCTTCAATAATTTGGCCTTTGTCATTTTCATAACGTTGTCCAAATTCTTCTCGGAGTTCAGCTTTGATCTTGTCTTGCGACTCACTAACCTTCTTCTCCCATGCTTCAGATAATGCCGATTTAACATCTTCTGAGAGAACGTCTGAACCTAATAATTCCTCAAAAGCATCTGCCATTTATGTTCTCCTAATTAAAAAAGATCGTTAATAAATTTAACAACCTCTTTTTGTAAATGTTTTTGTGCCCGTCTGTCTGTCCTAACTGCTTCACCTAAATCCATTAAACTTTTACAAGATTTATATCTCTGTACCTGTTCATATATAGGATCTGGGTACGCATTAGGTGCACTCGGTTGGGCAACAATATCAACAGTCACTATTTCAAAATCTGAAACACGACCGCCGTCGTCAACATTCCCACTACCTCTGGAACTTACACCTAGTTTCGCTCCACTTTCCAATAGGGTTTTAACTATATTTCCCATTGGGGTTGGTAATATTTTTAGTTTACCTACTCCATCGGCTCCTTGCATATCCATTTCGGTTATCATATGTGATACTCGATCTAGATTAACTGTTAAGTCTTCTGGATGATCTGCTTCACCGAGAACTGAAAATCCTCCGTTTAACTTTTCTCTTAGAGACTTAACTGCTTTACCGATTTCATTTACTGGGTAAACTCGTTGGTTTTGGTTTTTAACATCGCCTTGAATGAAAACACCTCCCATATACAGATCTTTACCTGTTGGACCCTCTCGAGACTCAACTAGTATACCTGCTTGTTCATATGAAAGAGTTTCTTTTAAAGTACGTTGCATATTAACCCCTTATAATTATCTCACAGTTAGATTAACTTCCTAACGGTGACTTTTTGTTTTTAGCATCTGATCCTTCGGTTTCTTGTGCTGAAGGTACGGCGCTTCCGCCTTCTCCGTCAGCCTTACCTGGGACAGTATTAACATTTCCTGCATTATCTTCGCTTACACCACTAGTTCCGTGATCGCCTTCACCACCGTCTTTCATTTTAACGGCAGATCGTCCTCCGGAATCCATTGGGTTTGCGCCTGCTGTAGGACTTGTTTTGTTTTTAGCATCTGATCCTTCTGTTTTTGAAGGTTCAGTTACTGTTGCCATATCATGACCCTCTTCGAGGTCTTCATAGTCTTCTTCAAGCTCTTCGTCGTTGTCCTGGTTGTTATCAGCTGACATCATAAGTTCTTCTTCTGCGTCAACCATAGCACCCATTTCTTCGTCGTCTGTAGGTTCTTCCATACCCATATCTTCTGCACCTTCGTCGCCCATCATAGCGGCAAATTCCCGCTTTAGTTCGTCGAGTGCATCTTCAACGTTCATGAAAGCATCTTCAACTGCTTCTTCGCCACCTTCCGGTTCTGCATCCATTTCTGGTTCGACCATTTCATCGCCTTCTTCATCTTCTAAATCGTCTTCCGAAAATACTTCTTCTGACTCAATTTCATCTGAATTGGTTTGAACATCGTCTACAAAATCGTCGGCTACGTCGCCTGCAATTGCTTCTTCTACATCTTCAACTTCTTCTTCGACTGCTTCATCTTCTTCAATCAAGCCTTCGTAGATAGAGCGAGCTTTTTCTACAAAAACGTCATGAAGGAGATCACTAGCTTTTTCGCCTTCCTCGTTAATTAAATGTTCGAGGACCTGTTCTAGTTTTTCCTTTGCTGACATTTCTATCTCCTAATTATTAAATGTTTCAAGAAAAGACACGATAACATTTTCATGTATGTTATTTACTATAGAAATTCAAAAAGGTAGGAAAATGACCCAAAAAATGATTTTTTAGATCAAACTTGAGGCATTTCAGTAGGTCTTCCGTAAATTATATTATAAAAGTTCTCTCTTTGCTCCATTTCTACTTTTTTCAGTTCGCGCATTTTTCGTAACCGATTTAAATGTTTTAAAGTTAATCTTGGTCTACGGGTTTCATCAATATCTGCTACAGTATATTCGTCTAATGTTGCATCATATTCTTCTCTTAATTCAGTATATCTCATTATGGTAATTCTCCTGGAGGAAGTGGCATTCCTTCTGCTCCACTAATTGGTGATTCGGTTCCCCCCATATCGGGTTGTTCTTCACCTTCTAATCCTTCGTCTGGTAATGTGTCTTCTCCTGGTGCTTCTAAATCAGGTGGGCGTAATCCTACTGCACCTAATGCATCACTAGGTCCTCCGCCGGAAACACCTGCTGAACCAATTGGTACTTTATCGGGATTTTCTTCTTTCCACATAGTTTCATTTTCTACTATGTCATCTTCTTCCCAAGCCAAATATTTCTTAAGAGCAAATCGTCTACTCATATATGGAACTTCTGCTAATTGATTAAACACGCCTGCTCTTGCACCTTCAATTTCAATTTGTCTATATTGGCTAAATGATTGTGGATCCATAAACTGTAATTCAAAGATTGAAGAATCAACATTTATTCCTTTAAATTTACAAAACATTTTAAATTCTTTATCAAAATGTGGACCAAGTAATTGCTGTAATCGTTGGCAATATTTTGTAAATCGATATTCTTGGATAAATGCAGTTCCGACTCTTCCGTCAACAAAACTAGCAGTTCCGTCATCTGGACCAGTTGGAAGATAAGAACTAGGAATTCTTAATGCTCTCAAAAGTTTATTTGTAAAATATTTTAAATCATCTATTTGTCCTAAGTTTTCGCCACCGGGCAATACTTCAACTTTAGATCCACGACCTTCTGCTGATTGAGCAAAGAAATAATCTTCCATAATTGATAATGGATTATAACTTGCATCCATTATGCTATTACCACCGCCTGTTTTATTTGGTATTCTACGTTGATGGATTTCATTTTTTACACGTTCAACAAAACTCATTGCTTTATGTGTAGGCATACTTCCTACATCTATATAAAATACCCTACGTTCTGGTGCTCGTTGTACTCTATAAATTATAATTGAATCTTCTAACAGTTCTTTTTGCTTATATGTTTTAAAACATGGATCTAATATACTTGTACCAAACGGCCAATTTGGATCCATACCTTCAGTAAGTGACAAATGTATAACATGATTAGCATCTATACCGAATTCTTCTTGTTGGGCGTTCGTTCCTGTGTTCATACCACCACTACCATATGCACCTCGATTAACTACACCACCTGACATCATAGAGCTTACGCTCATATACTGCTCGTTGTGTTGAAGAATAGTTGACGCTGTCTTTTCTTGTAAATTTAAATCTAAATTTCTAACTACGTACTGTTCTATTTTTTTACCTTCTGAATCATTGATTATAACTTTAGGCACATCTACCGGATTAACCCACATCCATACATAGGTTTCTGGATCTCTAATAAAAAACTGATCTCCGTATTTTAAAGTACTTCTCATAATTCGAAAAATACGTTTATCCCATTCGTTTATTCTATTCCATTGGCTAAGTGTTTTTTCAAGAACTGAAACTTCTGAATCTGTTGAATCATCATTCCATTTAATATTAAACGGTATTCTTTGGTCATCATCAAATTGAGTAGAAAATTCTGATATTGTGTCTAATGCCGCATTAATTTCAGAATCTGTGTCCATTTGATCGTACTGAAAATAGCGTTCAACCCTGTTTGGTTGTCCGCTATAAACTTCTGGCAAATAATTTGAAAATTTACTATATCTGCCTGCTGATGGCCCGCCAGATTGTGCGCCTTGTTGATTTGCAAATTTATAAACTGTAAAATGTTTTTTCCAACTCATATAATTTCTCTGTTTTTAATATTTATCTTGTGTGTTGATTGTTCTAGTTAAAGAGTTAGCTCTCCAAACATAGCTTTCCCTCCGATTTTACCTTCACGTCCTATTTTGCTTATAGCGTTAGTTAGGGCGTTAGATGAATCTAATGATTGCGCCATATAATTTCTTATTTCTTCTAATATTCGTTGTATGTTTGCATCAAGGTCTCTTTCTCCTGCGCCTACTTGTCCTATTCCTTGCCCTTCTACTGAAGTTCCACCACCAACTGTCCATTTTC